GTGCAATCATTGTTGAAGATGAAGTTTTGGCGGCCGAGCGGCTGCGTGTTTTGCTTGAAGAATGCAATGTCGTGTTGCTGAAAGTGTTCCATCATGCCAAAGCGGCCTTGGAATGGCTGAGCGTGCACGAAGTCGATATCGTCTTTACCGACATCAATATGCCGGAAATCAACGGCCTGGAGTTTGTCGAACGGATCAAACGGATTGCCAAGAAACAGCCGCATGTGATTTTTACCACGGCTTACGAAGAGCACGCCTTGCGCGCCTTCGAGCTGGCTGCGGAGGATTACCTGCTCAAGCCGATTAAAATCGTCCGCCTGCAGGCCGCACTCGCCCGCGTTCAGGACAACATTGAAGAAAGTGCCGACGAATTCAAAAACTTCCAAGTGTTCACCCGCGAGCGCATGTTGGAAATACCCTGGCAGCAGGCGCGCTACCTGCAGGCCGACCAGAAAACCGTGTTTTTGATTACCGGTGACGGTGCGAAATACGAACTGCCGAAAACGCTGGTGTACTGGGAAGAATTGCTGGGTGAGAAAGTCATCCGCATCCACCGCAACGCGCTGGTGATGCGCCATACGCTGGACAGCCTGATCCGCCTCGACGGCGACGATGACGACAGCAACGCCAGCTGGGGCGCGAAAGTGTTGGATGTGGAAGAAGTCCTGCCCGTCAGCCGCCGCCAGCTTTCCGCCATCCGCCGCATCTTGCGAGAAGGGGCGTAATATCCGATACCGAAACCCTGCCGTTTAAGCGGCAGGGTTATTTTATGCGTATAGCGTTATGCTGTTTGAGGTTTCAGACGGCCTCTGCCATACGGCAGGAGCGCGGCAACCTCTGTGGGGAGGTGTTAGTTTTGTCATAGAGTGGTAAGAACAAAAAACGGGGAAAAATTTAATAAAAACAAAAAAATGGCCGAAAACAGGCCAAAAATCGAAATTGCAAAAAAGCGCGAAAAAACTGCCTATTTTTTAGCAGATTCGCGCTTTTTTTGTCACAAGAACCATCAGAAAGTCATCAATTACTGATACCGCAGTCCCAGAGGTAGCAGCCGTATATCTCGAAGTAGTGGTCTTCGGAATGGGACAAGTCCAGGTCGAAGGTGGGATACAGCCCTTTGTTGGGGTTGTCGCTGATAACGCGGAAAACAGAGGGGGCGATTTTTTGCAGGCGTTTTACTTTCAGCTCGTTACCCTGTCTGAACAGATAGATGCCCTCATTGACAAACTCGGCGCAGGCCTGCCATAACACCGTGCCGCGGTCGATTATTGTCGGGAACATGCTGTCGCCCTTGATACGCGTGCAGAAGCAGCGTTCGGGCGGGATGCCCAGATATTGGAAGAACGAGGCTCTGAACCACATGGCTTCGGTTTCCACGTCCCACACGATGCTGCCCGCCCCTGCGCTGGCAAACACGCTTGTGTGGTAGCGCACGGGCACGATTTCGGCGGTATCCTGCTTCTTCGACCAGTCGGCATATTCCTTCACCATCTGCTGCATAGACAGCGGCACGACAGGCAGGTTCGTTTTTTCACGTTTGACTACCCCATACTCCTTATATATAGGTTCTTTCAACGCAGACGTCAGCGCTCCAACGCTTCCCGCTGGGTATTTACCACTTTGGGTAGAGCTACTACCTTCTTTTCCGGGCGTAAGCAAATCTAAAACACCCTTTTCCTTTAATTCCTCAATGATATAACTCGGTATCGTATAAAGTTTTTTAAACCCGTTTTTCCCTCCTGCGGTGGGAATGTCCTCAGACTCCCACCCTTGTTTGGTTACACGCCTGTTTACTCCGGCTCTTGTGGCGGGCAATCCTGAATTAATACCTTTTTTCTTTGCCTTGTCAGCCAAATCGGCAATTTCCGCGACACTCAGTTTTATCTTTTCAGTCATTTTTAAAGTCTCCATTTGTTTACAGCTATTTGGTGTAGCTGTAACTTTTAGCTGTAAACTAAAAGGCAGGATTTGCATTATTTATTGTCCGTAAAATCAAATATTTGCACACCTGTTGTAAAAATAGCTGTAAATTTCTATTTACAGATTCAGTTTACAGCTTATAATGCCCACACGTCAGGAAACGGAACTTTAAACATTCTACCTGATTTTGAACACTTGCTCTTTAACAACTTGGAAAGCCAAAAAGCGGGTATTTGTCCCGCAGAAATGGAGACTATTGAACAGGCCGTCTGAAACAGTCGGACGGCCGATTGAGTGGTTTCGTTTTTTTTAGGAAGGAAAGGTATGCACCCTGAATTGATATATGCGGAAATAAAAATGCGCGGTAAGTCTTTGACAGAATTAGCGGTTGATTATGAGTTAGACCCCACAACCGTTATGAAAGCATTAAAAAAACCAAGTTTGGCGGGCGAAAAGGCAATTTCCGACTTTTTGAATATCCCGCTGCACAAGCTTTGGCCGAAGCGGTGGACAAAAGATGGGCAACGCATCCGCCCACGTTGGGCTCACTTGTATATCAAAGAGGAGGATGTGGCATGAAAACACATTATTCCATATCAGAGATTTTGTCCTTTAATTTGGACGGCATTCCTAAATCACGAATGGGCTTGGGAAGGAAAGCGAAAAATGAAAAATGGCCTTTCATTGAGGTTGATTGCAAAGGTGGGAAAAATGGTAAACAGCGTGAATACACCCCGCCCCCTGAAATCCTGAAGAAAATCCAAGCCGTGAGGCTCAACCGGGCGCTGGCGGATACGGGGGTGGAGATAACGGCTCCGCCTGCCGCCATGCCGCTGCCTGTCACGGTATCCGACCTGCCTGCCTCTCCGGCTGCGGTTGTTCCGGCAGTTTCAGACGGCCTTTCCACCTCCGCCGCATCTTGGTTATCAAGCACCGCCACCGAGGCGCAGCGTAACTGCGAAGCGGCGCGGATGGCGGTGTTGCGGGAAGTGGAAAAGCTGATGGCGGATACGGGGATGGGTAAAGAAGCCGTGATTACCTCGCTGCTGGTGCAGGCGAAAACGGAAGAGCAGCCGCGGCTGGCCAATATGTTCCGCCTGGCCTGCGACAAACGCGGCGGGTCGGGCGGTTTGCCGAGTGTGCGTACCGTCAAAAGGTGGTTCACACAGCGCGAACGCAACACCCTGCTGCCGCAGATTTCCTCGCCCGATATGAAAATGCCGCCGTGGCTGCCGCTGTTTATGCAGTATTACGGCAGGCCGTCCAAACCGAGTGCGCAGGATGCCTACCGGCTGTTTTTGCCCGCCTTGGCGGCAAATATGCCCGATGTGAAGCCGCCGAGCATTCATCAGGTCTACCGCGCCTTGGACAAAATCGGCAAGGTCACCCGCGAAATCGGCCGCATGGGCGATCGGGAGATTAAGAACATCAAGCCGCATAAGGCGCGCAAGTTCTGGCATCTCAAACCCGCCGCCGTCTACACGGCCGACGGCCACACCTTCGACGCGGAGGTGCTAAATCCGTTAAGCGGCAGGCCGTTCCGCCCCGAAATCACTACGGTGGTAGACGTCGGGACGCGCCGCTGCATGGGTTGGAGCGTGGGGTTATCCTCTGAAAGCAGATTCGGCGTCCGCGCCCTCACCGAAGCGGTGAACCGCCTGCCCGTCACTCCCACGCAAGTCCGCGACCTCGGCATCTTTCTGCCGCGCTATCTGACCACTACCCATGTCGACGTGGAACTGCAGAACGGCGAGTTGAAACTCATCAACACCACCCCGCGCGGCACGGAAGGCGAAGGCATTGCCGACAAAACCCGCAGCGTCTACAACTTCAATATCCCGCACCTGTCGGTCAACGACGTTGTCCGCGCCGACGATGTGCAGAACGTGCGCGCCTTCGGCGGCACACAGGCCGAAACCGTGGCGCAAAAGGTGGAAGAGAAGCTCGCCGACGGCAAGCTGTCGCTGGAAATGACCCGCGAACACATGCAGCTGGGCGCGTTACTGGGCAAAGTACTGGATGCCGACGGCACGGAAATCGTCGACATCTACAAAGCCTTCGGCCTGCGCCGCAAAGCCTACGAGTTTGACCTTGCCAACGCCGACACCGAAGTCGGCCGCCTCATCGACGAAACCGTTACCGCCCAGCGCAAACTGCTCAAAGGCGCGGCGGTGTCCGGCTACGTCGCCCTGTGTTCGCCCGAATTTATGATGGCCTTGAAATACCATCCCAAAGTGCAGCACTGGTACGAACGCTACCGCGACGGCGCGCTCTACCGCGAGGCGAACATCAACCACATCGAGTTTGAACACAACGGCATCAAATTCATCCAGTACGACGGCGATTTCGGCAGCAGCCGCGCCGGCATCGAAGCGGGCAAAGCCATCCTGCTGCCCCTGTCGCCGCGCCTGTACATGGAGTTCTTCGCCCCTGCCGACATGAATCAGACCGTGAACACCATCGCCCTGCCGTACTACGCCAGCCGCGAGAAGCTCACCCACGACAAAGGCTGGAGCCTGCACATGCAGTCCAACCCCCTGCCGCTGGTCATGCGCCCCGAACTGGTCTGCACGCTGGCGATGAAGTAAGGAAAAGGCCGTCTGAAAGCTTTTCAGACGGCCTTATGGAGAAAACGCATGATTACCCGCGAAGACATGGAACAACGCTTCGGCGCGGCGGAAATCGACGCGCTCACCGACGGCAGCGACGACACCCTTTCCCGCGCCATCGAAGACGCGCAGGCCGAAGCCGCAGGCTATCTGGCCGCTGCCGGTTTCAGACGGCCTTTTTCCCCCGTGCCGCGCGTCCTCGTCCTCAAAATCTGCGACATCGCCCGCTACTACCTCCATCAAAGCCGCGACATCGATATCGTCGACAAACGTTACAAAGCCGCCGTGGCATGGTTTCAAACCCTAGTCCGCAACCCGAAGATGCTCGGCGGCGACGAGCCGGACGAAGCGGCCAAAGCCGCCGCCTCGCCTTATGCCGTCATCCCCAACCAAGCGGAGGACTTTGATGCGTTTAACCGTAAATTCTGAACTGCCCGAAGTACGGGAACACCTGCAAACGCTCTACCGCGTCCTCAACGGCGATCTGACCCGCCCGATGACGCGCATTGCCGACCTGCTGGAAAACAGCACCCGCAAGCGTTTCAACACCAAAACCTCACCCGACGGCAGTCGGTGGGCGGGGCTGAAACCCGCCACCCTGCGCGCCAAAGCCAAGAAAGACGGCAGCGAGCGCGGCGGCATACTGGTCGACCGCGGCGACCTGTACAAAAGCCTGACGGCTTTTGCCAACGACAAAATGGCCGTCGTCGGCACGCCGCAGATTTACGCCGTCTACCACCAAACCGGCACGCGCCACATGGCCGCCCGCCCCATCTTCGGCCTGTCCGAACAAGACCGCCAAGACATCCGCCAATCGCTCGCCGACTGGCTGGAAAAAACATGGAGCAAAACATGACGCCCTACACCGACAACATCCTTGCCTGTTATCCCGCCCTGCTGGAACGGCTCGCAAGCGTCCCCGGCGTAAAACGGGTACTCGAAGCCCCCGACCTCGAAGCCCTCGCCGCCGACCGCAAAATCCGCCCCGACGACGGCGCGGTGTATCTCGTCTTCGACGGCTTCACCCCCGCCGAAACCGCAGGCAACGCTGCCAACCTCGCCTTAAAGCTGAGTTTCAGCGTCATTTTGGCCAAACGGCAGTACACCCCCAACAAAATGCAGTACGGGCAGGACGGCGTGGGCGAAACCCTCACCGCCCTGATCCGCGCCCTACAAGGCTTCGTGCCGAAAAACGGCGAAGGAAAAAGCCTCACCGCCGCCCCCTTCGCCGCCCGCGCCGCCCTGCCCATTACCTACGACGAAGGCTACGCCTTTTTTCCCCTGCGCTTTGAAACAAGCGTCATCACCACCCTCAACAGGAGATAAACCATGAGAACCGAAGACCACGGCTTCAAATTTGCCGGTACGGTACAAGTGCGCAACCGCCGCGACGCGGGCAGCGGCTTTTACGACCTCGGCAACACCACCGCCCTCAAAACCTCGCACAGCGCCGACACCAAAGAGCGCGTCAGCCGCCGCAAAGACACGCACGGCCAGGCGCTGGACATCATCAAAACACCCAAACCGGTAGAAATCTCGCTGGAATTGGACACCTTCGACAAAGACAACCTCGCCGCCGCCATGATGGGCGCATCCGCCGTCATCCCCGCCGCCGCCGTCAACGTGACCGACGAAATCGTCGTTATCGGCAAACGCGGCCAAGGCTACAAACTGGCCCACGGCAACATCGACCCCGCCACCGTCACCGTCAAAAAAGCCGAGGACGACAGCACAGTCGACGCCGCGCAGTACACCGTTACCGAAGCCCCCGGCCTGATTGCCCTCGCCGCCGATGCCCCGCTGCCCGACGGCGTGAAGCTCAAAGTGTCCTACAAAACCCGCGCCGCAGGCGGCTACAAAATCGACGCCGCCGCCGTCAGCGAATTGGAGTGGGAAATCATCGTCGACGGCACCAACACCGTCACCGGCGAAAAAGGCATCCTGCGCATCCCCTGCGCCAAACTGGCCGCCGACGGCGACTTCGACTGGTTCAAAGACGACTTCAACACCGCCTCCTTCAAAGGCACGGCGGTACTGGCCGACGGCAACACCGCGCCGTATACCTTTGAGGTGTACAAGTAAGGCATAAACAGAAAGGCCGTCTGAATGTTTCAGACGGCCTGTTTGTTTTTATCGCCAAAATAGAAATTCAACCAAACAAATCCGGTTGTGCCTCCGGCGGCACGGCGATTTCGTCGATTGCCAGTGCATCCAAATCCAACGCCTTTGCCGCATTGAGCAGCCCTCTGTCATGGGACACGATTGTTTCAGCCCCGTTGCTGACGGCAATCGCCAATATCTGCCGATCTACTTTGATTTTCTGCCTTGACCCGACACCTGCCTGATTGGGAAGCCGCTCATTCAATATATCCGCAACCGCCGCACAGGCAACCGCACTTTTCATATCGAACGGCAGAATTTGGAACACCCTGCTTTTGCTGCCGAACAGTTGCAAAAAATTCCGTCTTGCCGCCGGGTTGTGTTCGCCAATCAAAAATTCGGACAACACGGGAGCGGGTATGCCGAAAATACTGCCCTTTTCCTTCCCGCTGTCAAACAGATACTGCATTTTCTCGCGCAGCCCGGCTTGTTCCGCATCCGGGCGGTAGAGAAAAACCAAGGCATTATTGTCCAAGACGATCACAAATCCCCCCTTCTGATGGCCGCCGCTTTTTCCAACGGATTTTCATCATGCCGCCAGTCCGATTCTATCGCGCGGAAATTCTCCAAAAAAGCGTCGTAGTCGGCTGCGGGCAGTACCTCGAAGTCATGTATTTTGAATTTCTTATTGACCGGTTTCCATGAGAAACCCGCGCCCATCTCCAAAAGGCCGCGGCCGGTACATTCGATAAAATCGAACAAGTGCGCCGCCATACGCCGCGCCAAGCCGGTGTCGGCAGTCAGGGAAAGCGTATCCCCCTGCATGGTCAGCAGTTTCACCGGTACGGTTTCGTCTTTGCCGCCGATATTGATCAGCCTGCCTCTGAAAGTTTCCTCTTGGAAAACCTCATAGGTTTCCGGCACGGTTTTCGGCAGCAGCCGTTTGATAAAACCGGAGCTTTCCGCTGCAAGGTCGGCATAACAATTATATTTTCCCAGTGTTTCCCTTATCGGCATGAGTTGCCCGTCGGTCAGGCTTTGTATTTTTGCCGCCAAGGCGTCATGTCTGCCGGATGCCGCGCGCACCGCCAGCTGTGTGCAGCCTTCGGACACGCTGTCAAACAGAATATCCTGCTCCGGCAAGATGGTTTTGTCGGCCAAGAGCGAGGACAACTGCTTGAACAGCGTGCCGACCGCGGCGGCAGGTGTATTGCACGGACGCAATTCGGTATTTTCGTCGAGCGACGACACACTCAGGGTAACCACCCCGCTTTCATCGGTTTTTTTCATATCGCCCTCCAAAAACAAATAATCAAGCAAACGTGCGGCATTTTATGACCTTACTGCCTTTTGCACAATTTACATGACAAAAAGCGCGCAAAACGCCGTCTGAAAGTAGTTTCAGACGGCCTTTTTGTATCTTTTTCAAACGTTGTTCAAAGCAGAGACGCGGCAAACAGAAAAAACAAAACATATCCCATCTTACCCTCTGTAGTGAAGCCCGTCCGCGCGGCCGGCCGCAGAAGCACCGACACTCGAACACCTATATAAGGAAACGATGTACAACTGCCTGCGGCGCAGCCCGTATCCCGAAGCGGCGGACTATCTGGACGGCCTCGAAATCACCGCCGAATCCTTCGAGACCCTGCTGCCCGAATACGCAGGGCGGGAAAACACCCTGCTGGTACTCGACCCGCCCTACGTCTGCACCCAGCAGGGCATGTACGCCAACAAGGCTTATTTCGGCATGATACCCTTCCTGACCTTGACCGCGATGGTTCGCCCGCCTTTCATCTTCTTCAGCAGCACCCGCAGCGAGTTCGCCGCCTACCTCGACTATCTGCGGCAGCACCGCCCGCAGGAGTGGGCGAAATGGGAGGGCTTTGAGCATGTCAAAATCACCGGCGGCATCTCCAAAACCGTCCGCTATGAGGACAATATGATTTACCGATTCACTCCCGAGCAGGCATAATAAAAGGGGCTGGCTGCCCCTTTGTTCCCACGCTACGCGAGCCAAGCAGGAATATGGATAAAACGGGAGGAATTTTGCGCGGGTTTTGTCATGGATGAAAAAGGTGGGGGTGTGACAAAAAAAACGCAAAACAGGGACAAAACGCCCGCGACGTTACAACCTCGTCCGCCATTATTGTTTGGAAAACGGCCGTCTTGATTCCTACGACATCAAAACGCTGGAAATCGAATATTTCGACGCTGAAGAGGCCGTCTGAAAAACATACTCCCGAATAAAGCCGTATCCGCAGAGGCCGTCTGAAAGCTACAATAACGCTTTTTCAGACGGCCTTCGAACATGACACCGCTTTCCCTGCTGTACCGCGCCCTTTGGCAAATCGCCCCGCCGCTTATCCGCCGCTACCTCCGCCGCCGCGCCGTCAAAAACCCCGCCTATCTCGACTATTGGGACGAACGCTTCGGCCGTCCGCATCCCGCACCGCTGCAAAACGCCATCTGGCTGCACGCCGTATCCGTGGGCGAAACGCGCGCCGCCGAACCGCTCGTCCGCAGCCTGCGCCGCCGCTTTCCCGACGCGCCGCTGCTGATTACTCAAATGACGCCGACCGGGCGCGAAACGGCGGAAAAACTGTTTCCCGACGCGCAATGCCGCTACCTTCCCTACGACCGTCCCGATTATGTGGCGCAGTTTCTCGACGAACACCGCCCGCGCTTCGGCATCCTGATGGAAACCGAAATCTGGCCGCACCTCATGGCCGCCTGCCGCGAACGGAACCTTCCCTTATTTCTCGCCAACGCCCGCCTGTCGGAAAAATCGCAGCGCGGCTACCTCAAGGCCGCTTCCCTTATCCGCCCGGCCCTGGCCGCCCTGAAAGGCTGCTATGTCCAAACCGAAGCCGATGCAGGCCGTCTGAAAAGCTTGGGCGCGGCCGACCCGAAAGTGTGCGGCAACACCAAATACGACATTTCCCCGCCGCCTGAACAGCTGGAGAAAGCCGCCGGGTTCAAACGCAAAATAGGCGGCAGGCCGACGGCGGTATGCGGCAGCACCCGCTTTTACCGCGACCAAGACGAAGCAGAACTGCTGCTGCGGGCTTGGCAGTCCTACCGCGGCAAGGCCTTGCTGGTGATTGTGCCGCGTCATCCCGAACGCTTCGAAGCCGTTTTTCAGACGGCCTTAACGCTGGGTTTCCGTGCGCAGAAACGCAGCGACGGCCAAGCGGTGGCCGCCGATACGCAGGTTTGGATAGGCGACAGCATGGGCGAGCTTTATGCCTATTACGCCGCCGCCGATGCTGCCTTTGTCGGCGGCAGCCTGGTGGACAGCGGCTGTCAGAACATCATCGAACCGATTGCCTGCGGCCTGCCGACCGTGTTCGGTTTTTCCACCTACAATTTCGACCAGGCCTGCCGCAGCGCAACCGAGGCGGGCGCGGCCGTTCAGGTGCGCGATGCCGACGAATGGCGCAAGATAACCGAACAATGGCTTTCGGACGACCGGCTGCGCCGGCAGGTATCGGACTGCGCGGAAGGTTTTATCCGCCGCCACCGTGGCGCAAGCGAAACCATCGCCTCACTGATTGCGGAGGCCGTCTGAAAATATAATCCATCGGATAAGGACGCTCCGTATCGCCATCAGCTGACGCAAGCCTGAAGCGCAGGCGGGAGTTTGGGAGTTTGACTGTGGGACAGATTCTAAGCGTTTCTGAAAATCAAATGCCTGGATTCCCGCCTGCGCGGGAATGACGAATTCTGCAGTGGGCGGTGTGAGCGGCGCGTTCGTGTCCGGACTTCCACCTGCACGGGAATGACGAAGCAAACCGGCGCAGGCAGATGGCGGCAAGTGGCCAATGCCGTATTGATTGCTCGTGTGTTGGTTGTAGGTTCCTCTGATTGCGGAGGCCGTCTGAAAATATAATCCATCAAATAAGGACACTCCGTATCGCCATCAGCTGACGCAAATCCGCCATGTAGACGGGAGTTTGACTGTGCGACAGATTCTAAGCGTTTCTGAAAATCCGATGCCTGGATTCCCGTCTGCGTGGGAATGACGAATTCTGCCGTGGGCGGTGTGAGCGGCGCGTTAATGTCCGGACTTCCACCTGCGCGGATTGCTGCTGTGTTTTGTTGTGGTTGGCGCTGTGTTGGGCCAGGCCCCGCCGGCCGCGTGTAGGCGGGGGGGGCGTTTGGTTTTTTCAGACGGCCTCTTTGGGCCAAGGATGGTCGGTGCGGGTTAATCGAGGCGGTAAAACTCGTCCGCGCCCAGCGGTTCGCGTTCCAGCAGGGCGGCGAAGGCGGCGGTGTCGGCGCAGGAGCCTTGTTGCAGCAGGGTGATGCTGTCGGGGCTGAGGAAGCCGTCGCTCAACAGGTTGGCCAGCGGCAACATCGGGCGCATGAGGGGGAGCGGGATGGAGGCGGTTTGAAACGGCGGTTTGCGGTGCACGGTTTGGCGCAATAGGTTGAGGTAGTCGGCCAGTGTCAGTTTCAGACGGCCTGTCATGTGGATGACGCTGCCGTGCGCCGACGGGGCGTTCAGGAGGCGGGAAAGGCCGTCGGCCACGTCTTCGGCATGCACGGGTTGGAGGTCGAAACGGCCGCCGTCCGGCAGGGGCAGGACGGGTAGGCGCGCCAGTTTGAGGAAGGCTTCGCAGCTGCCGCCGCCGCGCCCGTATACTACGGAAGGGCGTGCCAAGACGGTGTGCGGGCCGTTTTCGCAGCCAGCGGGATACGCCCGCTTCCCGCGCCCATGCCGCCAGTTTGGCGGGGGGATGGTGGTGGACGGTGTCGAG